CATTATAATTTGCAGTAGTATTAGCACCTAAAGCTCCATATCCTAAAGCAACACTATGAGAACCAGTAGTTTGAGCATCACCAGCAGCCGTTCCTAAAATTACATTTTGAGTACCTGTAGTTATAGATTTACCTGCATCTGCACCAATAGCTACGTTGTTAGAAGCAGTTGTGTTTGCTGTTAAAGCCTCTAGACCAATCGCTACATTATTAGCTCCTGTGGTATTAGCTACCATAGAACCTTTACCTATAGCAGTATTATTATCTGCTGTAGTATTAGCAAATAGGGCATCTTGACCAACTGCTACGTTAGAACCCCCAGTTGTATTTGCATATAAACTATTTAAACCAAAAGCTGCATTACTAGCACCTGTAGTATTTGCTGTTAATGAGGCATAACCAACTGCTGTATTGTTTCCAGCAGTAGTATTAGCATCTAGGGCTAAAGCACCAAGTGCTGTATTTTGAGCACCTGTAGTGTTTGCAAAAAGAGATTGATGACCAACAGCTGTATTATTATTTGCTGTTGTATTGGTTTGTAGAGATTGTCTACCTAAAGCTGTGTTTTGAGTACCAGTAGTAGTATTAGTTAAAGCGTTTTGACCAACAGCTACATTACTATCTGCTGTGGTTACAGCATCACCTGCTGCATCTCCTATAAATACATTATAACTTCCTGTTGTAAGAGCAGTACCAGCTACAGTACCTACTGCTGTGTTTTGAGTACCTGTAGTGTTTGCTGCTAAAGCAGATTTACCAACTGCTGTATTATTATTTGCGGTGGTATTAGCTTGTAAAGAACCTATTCCTATAGCAACATTAGAACCACCAGTAGTATTTACTTTTAAACTATTTGAACCATAAGCTGCATTAGATGAACCTGTTGTATTAGCACCTAATGAATCTTTACCAAAAGCTGAGTTTCCTGAAGCGGTTGTATTAGCATCCAATGCACCTGAACCAACTGCGGTATTTTCTGCACCTGTGGTGTTAGCTGTTAAAGCATCTATACCAACAGCAACATTATCAGTACCAGTGGTAGTTGCTCTAAGGGTATCTTGACCAAAAGCTGTGTTATTAGAAGCAGTGGTACTGTTTTCTAAAGACTTAAAACCAAAAGCTGAGTTTCCACTACCAGTTGTATTTGTTGTTAAAGACGAGGTACCAACTGCGGTATTTCTTTCACCTGTAGTAGTAGCGTCACCTGCAAGACCACCTATAATAGTGTTGTTTGTACCTGTGGTTATTGCAGCTCCTGCTTGATAACCAACTCCTACATTGTAAGCATCTGCTCCTGCATTTTGTGCAAATAAAGCCTGAGTTCCTATTGCTGTATTAAGACCATGTGCATCTTCATTTTTTAAAGCCTCAAAACCTAGTGCAACATTATTTGAACCAGTTGTTAAAGCTAAACCTGCACTAGACCCAATGACTGTGTTTTGAGCACCTGTGGTGTTAGCTGTTAAAGCACTTGCACCAACTGCTGTATTTGTTGCACCTGTAGTGTTTGCGTTTAAAGCTGCATATCCTACTGCTGTATTGTTATCTGTTGTTGTTGCGGTTCTTAAAGCTAAACTACCAACTGAAGTATTTTGACTTCCTGTTGTTAATGCTCTTAAATTATTTAAACCTATAGCAGTATTGTCTGAACCTGTTGTTACTGCTGTTAAAGAAAAAGCACCAAAAGAACTGTTTTGGTCTCCACTTGTTAAAGCATTAAATACTTCATGTCCAAAACCTGCATTGTAATTAGCTCCACTTATTGTACCTGTACCAGCATCTTGACTTATTAATATACTATCAGTGCCAAAATTTTTAATACCTACGCCATTAATTGTGCTGTTAAAAGTAGCTGCACCTGCTGCTGACATATCAAGAGTAAGAGCAGTTATTGCAGAG